GGAGCAATGAATGGACTCATCCAGTATATCTGGAGCATTTCTCAAGGTGATAGACAACTTTCAAAAGCTATAGATGATTTTTATGTTACGGGAATGGGTGTTCTGCTTGTATATATCGATCCCTACGCCGATGGTGGAAGAGGTGAAGTAAAGTTTAAGGCTATTGATCCATTGCAAGTATATATTGATCCGAATGCGCAAGATGAATTCTGTAGTGATGCATCCGATATTATCATTAGCCGCACCTATACCAAAGGTCAGCTTCAGCGATTATACCCATCTTATACTGAAGCTATCGATACTGCAAGTGGAAATAGTTTCCGAAGTGATATGATAATTACTGGGAACACGAGTGATAATCTCATTGTATTCGCTGGTGTAGAGAATCCGGATCTCTTTGATGGCGAATACATACGTGGCTATGAGCGCTATACTAAAGTCTGGGTAGAACTAGTAAGAGTATTCGAGAGTTGGAGTAGGGCAGAGTATACTCTTACCCCCGAAAAATTCGAAGAATATCTCCAACGTCCTGTCTGGATCATCAATGGCAATATAGCCACCGAAGAAGTTCTTGCTCGTCAGGTAGCAGAACGACTTATGGCAGAGTATCAAAAAGCTCTAGCTCAATATCAGGAATTACTCCAAGTAGCTCAACAGAATCCGGAATATGCACAAGCTATTGCAGAGCAGGGGATGCAACCCCCTCAACCTCCGCAAATACAGCAAGTTCGTATGATGGATCTTGCCGAGCAAGGATTAATTACTGCGGTAAAGGTTCCGATGCAACGAATTCAGATGGGGTTCGTTGTAGGAGATAAGACCCTTTATCGACGCTTACTCAACTGCGAAGAGTATCCCATAATCCCATTAATGAATATGCATACCGGTTCACCATACCCGCTTTCTGATGTAAGGCTGGTGAAAGATATGCAGAGATATATTAACAAGATTAGATCTCTTATAGTTGCACATGCGTCCACTTCCACTAATGTGAAAGTACTGGTTCCGAGAGGAACCGACGTAGAAGCCCTAAAGGAACAATGGGCTCAACCCGGAGCGATAATTGAAGTTGACTTTAGTGAAGGTCAGCCCGTTCCCGTTGCTCCGTTACCAATGCCTAATGAATTATACCAGAATGAAATTATGGCAAAGCAAGACATCGATCACGAATTGGGTCTCTTTGAGAATATGATGGGTAGTCCTCAAGCAGCACCAGATACTTATCGTGGGATAATGATGTTAGATGAGTTCGGTCAGAGACGTATTAAGGTTAAGCAGGCATCTATCGAGCAAGCTCTTACTCTATTGGGTAAGGTTATGATTAGCTTTATTCAAGAGTTTTATATTGCGGAGAAGATGATACGTATACTTCAACCTAATAATTCTCTATCGGAATATGTTATTAATAAGAGACTATACGATGATTATGGTCAGCAAGTGAAGGTAATGAACGATGTCAGCGTAGGTAAATACGACTTAATCGTTATTCCCGGATCTACTCTTCCAGCAAATCGCTATGCTCAATTAGAGTTCTATCGAGATATGTATAAAGACCAAATCATCGATAGAGTAGAAGTCCTTAAGAAAACTGATGTGTTTGATATTGAAGGAGTTTTAAGTCGAATTGACACTATTGAACAATATCAGCAAGCACTTCAGCAAGCACAACAAAGAATTAAAGAGTTAGAAGGAGATCTTCAAACTCGAGAACGAGAGTTATTCCATTCTCGTCTTGATCAGGCTGTATCAGCAGAAAAAATGAAGTTGCGTGAAACTGCACTCGAACAGAGAAAGTCAGAGGAATTATATGCCGCTAGATTGAATGATACGCTCAAGAATGCCGGTAATGCTGCCGCTCTGGAAACTCAGAGAATGATAATGGAAGAACAGGCTCGTCGAAATACTAAACCATCTCCGAAGGAGGAATGATGTTAAACCCAAATAATCAATATGACATGTTTGGAGTTCCGATCAGTGACTCTTGGGAAGATGAAATGGACTCGGCTTCCTTTGGAACACCCGAGAATAAAGACGAGAATCCATCCACTACCCAAACTGATAACGATCAAGTCCGGTATCAATACTGGCAGTCACAATATGATCAGACTCAAAATCAGTATAAGAAGCTTCAAGAAGAGAATGAAGCACTTAAACAACAAATGACAACTATGCAGCAATATCTTGCTAGTATTGCGCAGCAAGAAGAACAACCACAAGAAGAAGAAGATGAAGAATTTCCTGACCCACCACCTGCACCTGTAAGACCGTATAATTACAGCCAAGTGGAGGCATACAGTGATCCAAACTCGGAATCCGCAAAGTATTTGAGTGCACTCATAGACTATAATACTAGAATGAATCAGTATAATGCTCTAAAAAATGAGTGGATTCAAGCAAAACAAAAGGAACGACTGGAACAACTGCAATGGGAACAGGAAGAGAAATTTGGTCAACTGAAAGGTGCCAACGAAGTGAAGACGGCATTGGATAGCGTAATAAATACAATTATGAATAACTATGGAGTAGATTATAATACTGCTCTTGACTTTGTTCAGACCATGTCAGATGATAGTTCTATAACTATCGATAATCTATTTCAGTTATATCAGATGCGTAAGATGCAGAATGGAACGAACCCTGTAGCACCTTCGCCTATGTATTCTCCGCCACCCAATCCGAATGCTCAGTTTAATCCTTATGGAGCGAATGCGCCTTCTCCTGATTTCATTCAGAGACAAAGAGCTCAGAGTGTGCCACCCACAATGGGAGTGCATAATGCTCAGTCTGAAGGAGCTACGGATCCAACTCTCGAACTTATTCGTCAGGCGATTAAGCAGAGTAATAGAAATACACAATTTTAAAATAGGAGAAAATTAAAATGGCAGACAATTATACCCCAAAATTCTTCACTACTTCACAAGGTGGAACCTATAATCAATTTACCGTTCCGCCCGTGAATGTTAGTTTAGATAACCTACGTCGGACCTTTGATTTGAGTGGAGAGATTGCGGAACTGCGTCCTCAGGAATCTCCATTCTTTTCTTATCTTACTCGTTTAAGAAAGATGTCGACACCAGATCCTGTATTCAAGATGATGGAACAGCGCCATCAGTGGCAACGTAGAAACTTCTTCATATCTACTGCAGTGGCTACTCTTGATACCGTAAAAGTATCCTGCAAATATGATAGACGTGGAAAGACTACAACTGATAATCAAACACCTATCTATTTCGTTCCCGGTCAGATAGTAGCTATTGAGAATGCTACCAATAATGGTAAAACTGGAACACTTTATGCTCGAGTGAATACAGTTACCTCTAGTACCCCTAGTAATAAATATGCTGAGATCAAATTAGATGGACTGTTCTTACTTACGCCCACATCTAAGGAAGCAATTAGTGGAACTACTACTATTCCTCTGAATGCTCGTGGTCAGATAATTGGAACTGCATATCCCGAAGGTTCTGGTGTACCAGATAGTTGGTATGACTTACTTGGTCAGACTGAGGGTTATACTCAGATCTTTAAGACTGCATGTCCTTTAATGTCTGGTTCTGCTATGGCTACTGAATATCGTGGAAAGAAGAACGAGTTTATGCGTATTTGGGACGAGAAACTGCGTGAGCATAAGATGGATATAGAACATGCTGCACTCTTTGGAGTAGGCAATGTAGCAGCTTCTAATGGAATTCTTGATACTGAGGCAAGTAATGCTGTAAAGAGATATACTTGGGGAATTCTTCCTTTTGTATCACTCTTCGGTAACGTAGCTACCTTTAGTTATTCTAATAGTGGTTATAATAGTTTCGTAGATTGGTCAAGAGACATGTTTGCCCCAGAGAATGGCAATAGTGGTAGTAAACTAGTTCTTGCTTCTCGGAAGCTTGTAGCTTGGTTCAATAAGCTTGGTAGTGGCACCTTCCTCGGTAATACTCTTACTGCTGGTTCAACTCAATTGGATGTTCAGAATATCAAGTCTCAATTCGGATTCAATATTACACGAGTAAGTTGTGTGTTTGGAGACTTCAACTTCGTCTCTCATCCTTTACTAAGAGAACAGTGGGAAGACTATTGCATAGTAATTGATCTCGGTCAAGTAGCTTATCGTCCACTAGTAGGAAATGGTATTAGTCGTGATACTTTCTATCAGACTAATGTTCAAAGCCCAGATGTCGATGGTCGTATTGATCAGATCATAACCGAAGCTGGAATTCAAATTACACTTCCTGAAACACACGCTGTGTTGAAGTGGAACGCATAAGGTAAGGAGGAAATAATGGCTTGGA